ATGAAGCCACAGAAGCCAGCAGGACATAATATACAGAGCGCAGCAAAGGCTTCCCGCAAAGGGTCGTTATACAAATCTGCGCATCGTTCTATAATCAGCAACACACAGTTCCGAGACGCCAGAATCTTCAGTGGATTCACTCGGGAAGACGCCGCGCGCTTCCTCAACGTCAGCGTTCGAACCATCGGCCATTGGGAGACGGGTAGGGCTCGGCCCAGCTACGCCGCTTTCAAGCTCCTACGCGTGTACCGCCATGGCTCTCTGATTCACCCGGAGTGGTCCAGCTGCTTCATCAACCATCGCGGCTCTTTGGTGACTGCTGAGGGGCGTGAGATTCGCGCCAGAGATTTGGACTGGCTTTCGCTGCTATTCCGTCGCGCTGAATGCATGGGACCGCTTATGCGTGAGCGTGATGCTCTCCGCGATCAACTTGCCGCCATCCAGGCGTGCCCCGGCGAAGCCGGGGCGCGCCCTTGGGCTTGTCCTTTATTAAACAAAGCACACGCGCCTTCTGAAATTCAGCCTCAGAACCAGTCGTACCAAGGGTTTTCCCTGGTGTCTGGAGTTTCTTGCGATGGGGCCATAATGGGGCCACAATGGGGCCATGAACGATGCCATACACAAGCTCAATCTCAGGTTGCCGATGCACGTAGTCGAAGAAGCCAAGGCTCACGCGCAGCTTCTGGGCGTCAGCCTGAACGCGTACATCCTGTTTTGCATTTCGGAACAGGTGAAGCGCACACGGAGGGAGTTGTCGGCTCCATTCAACGCAGCGCCTCCAAAATCAGGTTCAAGGCCTCCGGCTCGATCAGCGGCAAATCCTGTGGTGACTCCGGTGAAGCGCCCTCAGGCCAAGGTTGGCCGCAACGAAGATTGCCCATGTGGCAGTGGTCGCAAGGCCAAGCACTGCCATCCGGAGTGGACCTAAATCGTGACGCGTCACCGAATGCCGGGGGTGTTCTGTGAAACGCCAATCCGATCCCGATTACCTTCGGTCAGCCCTGGCTCGGGCTTATGAGATGCGCGACGTTATCGAGCAAATGCGCTCCGAACGTCCTACAACTGTTGAGGAAAAGGTCTATTTCGCCTCAATGCTTGAGACCGCTGACACCTTCATCGGCTACTACCGGCGTGAGCTATCGCTGATCGCGCGGCGTGGCGGCCACGGTCATCGGGTACAGGGCGCGGCGCTTGGGCATGCGGGTGCGCGCCTGCGGCGCGCAGAGCAAGTCTGAGCGCCGCGCCCGTGTCTGTTGCCCAGTTCCGAATTGCAGCGGCCTCGGCGATAGTCGCGGTGTGGCTGCTTGTGGGGTGCAGGGGCTGCGCCCCTGCGGGTATGGCGCATGGATGCGCCGCTCTGCACTTAGCGGCTGGAGCCGCGCAAGAGTGCGGGTCAGGGCCGGGCGGTAACCCGACTGCTGACCCGTTTTTTACTGCCTATCAGGGCAATTCTTGCCGGTGGCAGCAACCACCGGCAACACTCAGGGCCGCGTTGGAGGCGGCACGCATATGAAGCCACAGAAGCCAGCAGGACATAATATACATTATGCGAAGTGCGCTGTTGACGCTCCTGTGCGCCCTGGCGGCCTATCACTGCTGGTCCCTCAACAGGAAGCGGACTGGACAATGATGCTAGACACCTACGACCGCGTAGACCTGACCGGCCCTTGGGCCGGTTTTGGTTTTCAGGGGCACCGATTCTTCACGCCCGAGGGGCGAGACATCGACCCGGTGGGAATGCGCTACTGGTCGCTCACGTGCAACATCGCGAGCGAGTGGGCACTGATGATGGCCGAGGAACGCGAACGCGTATGGCATGCAAGGCCAGCCGAGGTGATCTACCTGCGGGACGTACTCCGGCGCAGGCGTGAAATGCGGTCATCAGTAATGGATGGCGCAGGGTCCGCCGATAGATCGACGGTGGTGCGCAGGACGCGTGGGCCTCGCTCTCCACGGCGCGGGTGAGGCGTTAGCCGTAGGGGCGATGCCCCTACACCCCTACAATGCCAGCTCATCATCATTGGAGGCCGTATGAGCTACAGACCGCAAAACAACCACGATGGACTCTGGTGGGAAATCGCCCTGGGCATCTTCGTCGGCCAGCTGATGACCGCAGCACTTGCCGGCGTGGTGGCGCTGTGCCTGGGCTACTTCACCATGCGCAGTGTCAGCGCAGCGCTGCCCGCAGTCGCACCGCAACCGCTCTACACGCCCCGCTCCCAGCGCGTGGTACCGGAACCGCTGCAACTACGCGAACTGGAATCAAACGAGCGATGCATTCAACACAAGCGATTCCGCCGACTGCAAAACGGATGGCAGGAGTTGCCGAACGATCCTTGCTGAATCGTCACGCGTCACGAAACTACATCTGCAAGGTAGTAGCCGGCGTCGTGGTGTTGGTGGTGTAAGCCTTGTTGTCCGGGAACGTGCCCTGCGTGCGCGGACCGTACTCAATGACACCGCCTCGCACCCGGTCGCGGTCAGCGCCGCCGCCGTCACTCCCTACGGTCGCAACGCCAGCAGCGCCGCCGCTCCCATCCGGGGCCATGTTGTAGAGCCGTGCGTCCTTCTCACGAATGGGCGCTGTCCAGGGCCACGCGGTGGCCACCATGATGTGCTTGCCGGCTGACAAGCGAACGCCGTACGTGACGACGCTGACGCTATAGCCCAGGGCGCGCAACTGCGTGAGGTCCAATTCCTCAATGACGTTGTTGCTCTCGTCGATCCACTGGACCCACGCCCGATCCTGATCGCCTACCCGCGCACGCGCCGACAGTCGTATACGGCCCTTGCTGGCAAGCTCGGCGACATAGCGCTGTTCCTGCGTGAGATCGGCGAGCGGATCGGGCGGCGGCGGCTGGATCGGCACGCTTGGCGCGCCATTAGCCAAGCTCGCACCCACGTGCGTGGGCTTGCTGGTCTGGCTGGCCGAGGCCACCGGCTTGTTCGGATCGGAACGATCCTTCGTGAAGTAGTGCACGAAAAAGTAGATGCCGACACCACCGACGACGATAAAGATGGCAGCACGCACCGCCATCGCTGCCCAGACGTTTTTACCGCCCTCTTCGTAGACCTCAGTGTTTTCGGCACCAGGGGCATAGCCGTCATACAACGGAAAAATCGCCGGGTCGTACTTGAGCGTCTGCCCGCCCACCTTCTCGAACTTGCCCGGCGAGGTGGTGTGGAAATACGTCACGCGATATCGGCCCTTCATGCCGATAGCGGTGAGCTTCTGGAAGGTGTTTTTCTTCTCGATACGCGCCTTCACCGCCGAGTGCAGGCGGTTGATCCACTGCGTCATGATGACCGCATCGCCGCCGTTCTGGCCGAGCAGCGCCCAGAAATTCTCAACTGCCGGAGCGAGCGGCTTGCGCTCGTTGACGTAGAACTCGTGCACCTCATCAATGACGACCAACGCATCCTTGAACTCGTCCGGAATGCACCACTTGCCCGACTTATCCTGCGTGCACGAAAAAAGCTTGGTCACGTCCTTCGTATCGACGAGGACGAGGAGGCTTTGCACATCGCTTTCGGCAATGCCCAGGTGCTTGGCAATGCGATCAAACCGCAAGCCGTTGAGACGTGCAAACACGCGCCGGCCCTTCTTGAGCGCGGGGAGAATGTGATTCTTTACCGCGTCGTAGCTCTTGCCGGCACGCGGCACACCTTCGTTGAAAACTAGCATGTCACCAAATCCCAACCGTCAGCACGCGACGCAACAGATAGAACACCATCGCCGCGCCGATCATCACCAGCGCAGGTCCGATCTTGAACACATCGGCGAACCACAAGATTGTGCTACCGGCGTTACCGAGCATGCCGCCGATGCTCTGGCCCTTCATGAAGTCCGGCATGGGCAGCAACGTCAACACGTAGAGGATGGCCGCCAGCGACTGTTCCAGCCACATCACGAACAGGTCGCCCACGAAATCGACAACCGCCTGCCATACCAGTTTGACGGCACGCCAAAGCCATGCGGTCAAATCATTGAACCAACCTGCTTGCATATCGTCGTCCTCAGGTCACAGCAATACGGAGCGCAGCGTATGCAGCAATCGCCAGGATCACCCAGCCCGCCGCGCGCAGAAACGCCAGGAAGTCGCCGCCGCAATGAAAATTGATCGTCATGGCGTTCCACCACTTCGACGCGCCCAGCGAAAACACCGGGCAAGAACCACCAGACGGAACGGTCATGAAATCCGTGATGCCGGCCACCATGGGTGTGCCACGCACCTGCGTATTGAATTTGCTCAGCACAGACTCAACAGTCTTGCCGCTTTTTTTGTAGAGCTCGGACATGAAAGCGCCCTCGCCGCCTTCACCCTCACCAGGCGTCGTGCCATCACCATCACCAGGAGTATCACCGTCGCCATCACCGTCGCCGTCGCCGTCACCACCGCCATCACTGCCACCGTCTCCACCACCATCACTGCCGCCGTCACCACCGCCATCGCTTCCACCGTCTCCACCACCGTCACTGCCACCATCTCCACCACCATCGCTGCCGCCGTCACCATCACCCCCGCCATCATCACCAGGCGTCGAGGGTGGCGCATCACCAGCAGAACACGTGGCACCGCTGGGATACATGCCGTTGCCCTTTTCACCGCCAATAGTGAAGTTGTAGAAACATCCATCGTCACAACTGGTGCCACTACCATCCGACGAACTTGCGCCAATCATTGGCTGACGAGTTGAACACGTCGCACCCTGCGGATAACTGCGACTGCGAGTTTCATAGCGCGGACCAGGGCTATCGCACGGAGTCACATAGGCGGTATATGAGGAACCACCCTCCTCAACAACACCAGGGCACCAGCCAGATGAGCCAGCATTACTTCTGGCAGCACGATCAGCAGCCACAGCCGTTGCAGCAGCGAACGCCGCGCCCTGGTCCCGACACTGCGAGCTGATGACATCAGAGCTAGTCGAACACGACATGTCCTGCGCGGAAGCATCTGAAAAAGCAAACACGCAGCAGAACAGAAGGACCGCTAGAAATACGCGAATGCTCACACATCCAACCCCTTGACGCCTGCCCACCCACACAGCGCGCCCATGAATCCACAAAACAAAAGAACGATCATCGCCCTACCCCTGAAAGAGAGAGGGCGACACCGAAGCGCCGCCCTACCCTCACCACCATTAGCCGAAGAAGCCTGCAACCTTCTTGGCACCCCACTTGGTGAAGCCAACCAAGGCAATGATTGCAGCGGCTGCGATCATCGCGGTTGCAGCTTCGGCACCGCTCACGCCAGTCAGAATGTCACCCATGTTTTACTCTCCTCGTTGATTGATTGATTTACCGGTCGTTGAACATGCCCGCGACGCTGCCGGCGAGGCGTCCCAGGACGAACCACACGATCACCACACCACAGCAGCCGGTGGACCACGCTACGGCGTCCTCCTTGCTGGGCATTGCGAACGCTTCTTGCACCAGCGCATACACGCTGTATTCGCTACCCGTGACCAGCACGTAACCGCTGCACTCGCCAACCGACTGGCCGGTAGGCACCAACGTGCCATCTGCTTGCAGGGCTACGCACACGGCCATGGCTTAAGCCGCCACACGTGCAGGCGCTTTGACAGCGCGCAACACCTGAAATTTGCTGTAATTGATCGCGCCCTTGTTGACCGTCACCATGGCTTCGATATCGAGCTCGTAATCACCAGGCTGATACGGAGGCTGGCCCTTCTCCAAACGCACATCCAGGGGATATGCAAACCCGCCTGCTTCGAGCTTGGCTTTCTGCTTACGCGTGGTGTATTCCCGATCCCTGCCCTCATCATCCTTGAACGTGCCAGCACGCTCATCGACTTCGGCGCTCAACACAGTGACTTTGATTGCGCTCATGGTGTAACCCCTTCTAAGGTTTGATTGATGCCCGCGATTTCGGGCCATTGATTGGCTACGTCTGCTGTTGCCCACGCCGGTAGCCGATGCGACGTGCAGGTACTGATGACGGCATGCAACGCATCAGGCGTTGGGCAATGCCGCAAGATGAAATTCAGCGTTGCGCCGTATTGGCGCTTGAGGTGCCGGCGCGCACTTTTCCAAGTGGCATCGACAGCAGCTTTCGTAATGTCGATGCGCGTGGCGACGCAATGCAGGAACTTGAGAACGGGATAGGCACCGAGCAGATAGCCAGCAGGATCGCGCAGCAAATCCAACGGCAATTCCTTGCGGTTGGTGGCGCGGAATTGCGCTTCATAGCGCACCCATTCGGAGGCCTTGTCGCCTTGCTCCCTGCCCTTCTCGTACACGCGCAGCTGCTTTTCGGACTTCTTGCCACCGACATAGAAGGTCTTGCCGTCGCCGCTGTCGTGATCGTCAACGGTCTGCGCCTTGGGGCGCTGTCCACGGTTGTCGAACTCGCCCGACGCATACCAGCTTTGCGCCAACTTCAAGGGGTATTTGCCCAAGAGGTCATCAGCGGCAACGTCCACACGGGTCAATCGTCCAGCGCAGCTTTCGAGCTTCGCTCGAAGCTCCAGCCACCGCTTCGCATGGCCGCAGCGCGCTGCGCTCAACACTCCACACCCGGTGCCAGTCAACTCGATACGCGCGGTGTACGTGCCATCTGCACGGCGGCAGTGTTCCCCGCCCAACTCGATCAGCCCTACGTGCTGGCCGTCGCGGTCGGTGATACGCACGCGCCACAGGTAAAACCGCCCCGGCCCGGCCTTTTCGTCAAGCTCCAGGCCCAAGCCGGCGAAGAACCAGCAGAACACTTGCAGTGCGACCGCGCGAGCATTCTCGGCGGTAACGTCCATCCATTCGCGGACCTCTTCGGGGTCGTCGTTGACGAAGAGACCGGCTTCGCCCAGGACGGCGCGCAAATCCACGGAGGCGGAAAACCAGTCAATGGCGACCGTTAGGGTGCCATCGGCATTCCTGAATTCACTGACTCCCCTGTTAGACGAGGGGAGTCCCACTTCCCGCGATCCGTCAGCCATGCGCGTAGAACTCCACAGCAGCGGTTTCGCAGGCACGAGCAGCGCGGCGCGATGCGTGAACGCTCTGCTCTACCAGCCGGCCAGCGAGGCGCACGGTCAGGCGGAAACGCCGAGTGCGGCGACCACCGATCACGGTGTGGTAGGTGTCGATATGGGAGACGACCTCAGTCATGACCAACCCCGCTGAAATAGGCGATCAGACCGGCAGGCGTCAGGAACAAGAACACGCCGCAAACCCATGTCCACGGCTCAGGCAGGTAGTAGGCACCGATGATGAAAAGGGATATGAAGGCAGCGAGCGCCCACACGTAGCCGATGCACTTTGCGAACTCCTTCATGCGACGGCCTCCATTTCACTTTGGGCGCTACAAATCGTGACGCGTCGCGAAACAGTCGGCGCAACCAAGTCAACGTAGCTTTCGATGATGAAGACCTGCTCGCGGTGCGCGCGCAGCGCAGCTTCGGCGCGACGGTCAAGAATCCAGGCGACCAATCGGGCGAAGCCGACGATCACGGTCAGCGCGGAAGCGCCGATGAGTGCAAATGCGTTTGTGTCCATGAAGCCCCTATCCCCTGCCCCTTGACGCGGACCCCGGAGGGGAGCCGGGGGTGCGCGGTGCTTAGGGTTGCCTAAGCACGGGAGCATGTATAGTTTTCACTGTCCTCTCTGTCAAGAAAAACCTGTCATGGACCATGTAAATAATTTGCTTGACACGGTGCGCAAATCGTGCGCCATACCGTCAGACAACATGTTGAGCAAAAAAATTGGGGTGACGCGGGCGCTGATAAGCGGCTGGCGCGTTGGCCGGTACCCGGTTCCTGACGCACGCATCGCAGAGCTATGCGCTATGGCACATCTGGATGGCGGCGAATGGATGGCGAAAATTCACGCCGAAGCAGCGGCATCGCCGGCAGAAAAGGCCCTATGGCGATCAGTGTTGGACAGGCTAAGCGCGGCCGCCGCGGTGGTCGCGCTGCTGGTCGTGGCGGTACACACAGGAGCGCATGAGGCGCTGCTGATGGCGCTCTCACCGGTCGTAATAACCGACCCTCTATACATTATGCGAAATCTGCTATCCGAGCGGCCTCGGCTCGGCTGCGCTGGGTCTGGCTTTGGATCAAGACTTGCCTGCCGAACCGTTCCCCCAGCGAAACGGAAATCGCAGCATGACTGACACCTACAATCTCGACCGTCGCCCGCCGTGCTAGCCTGTTGGCGAGCAATGCCCGAACAGCTGCGCGGCAGATCTACATCGGCGCGTCGTCACGAACCATGTGGAACTGACCGGGCCTTGGGCGGGCTGGCGATTGGCTGGCCGCGATCTGGTTGCGCCTACCGGCGAGCGGATCCCAGAACGTCGGCTGCGCGGATTGCTTTGGCATGCCAATGCCAGCGACATCAGGGATTCGGTGCGCAGGCGGAACGCCAAACGAAAAGCGGTTCAGCAGTCGATGGTCAAGGTCGTCGTCGTGGATCTTGGCGAACGGCGAGACAGACATTTCGGGCGCATTGCCGGGTGAGGCGTTATCCGTAGGGGCTATGCCCGTACACCCCGGGTCTACAATGCCCGCTCACATGATCGGGGGCGGCATGGAACGCAGATATCGGGAAGCAGACTCATCAGACCTATGGTGGCAGATCGCTCTAGGCGGCTTCATCGCGTTACTAGCGCATAGCATCGTCATTGGGCTGTACAGCAGGTACGAAACACGCCAAGCGATGGCGCAGCTTGAGAGAGAATCAAAACTGGCGACACAGCAGATGCGGCGCGCACTCACACAGAACGCGCCGGCACCCAAGCAAGCGCAGGACGTGCGGGACTCTGCACCACCCAGGCCATTAGATGACGGCGAACGCTGCTTACAGGGTCGCCGCTTCAAGCGCGTCTCAAATGGCTGGGTGCAGCTGCCGCACGATCCCTGCTGATGCTCTACAGATCAGCGGTGGTCGAAGGAACGCTAGTAGCAGTAGCGTAAGGCCCCGACTCGGGGAAGCTGCCGACTTCACGTGTGCCTCTAGCAATCACAGATCCGCCGAGCTGCAGCGGCTGATTCTGATGGGCCACCTGCCCGGTCTGCTCCTGCTGCTGTTGCTGGTGCTGCTGGCGCACATCCTTGTACGGGTTGTACGGCGCACCATTGCGAGCAAGCATGCGGCACATCGGCTGCGGCAGATCGTAACTTTTGCCCTGCTCTGTCATGCACGTATAGGACGCCTCGCGCGGATCTGAGGCGGTCGGCATGCTGGACATGCAGAACACCTGCGGATCAAAGACAACCGGGCGCTGATCGAACACCTCAGCGGTCCACGGCATTGTGTCGAAGCGCGGTAGGTGCTTGGCGGCGTAATCGCTCTTACTGGCATATTTGACTTGGCCGTTATTGTCGCCACCCAGCACGCCAGACCCGGTCGCTGACGCGCCCGTGCCCGGCGTGCCGGCTTGCTCCTTGTCACCGCCACCCATCAAATTCTTACCATTCCAGACCGCATAGCCGACCAAGCACGCAGCCACGATGGCGAGCAT